AAACCTATGATAAAAGTAAGATTAAAATGTTGTTATTGAAATTTTTTCAATTTTATTGGATTTAATAATGCGTTTCCATTCGATACGATCAGCCTTGATTTGCTCTAAATCATCAGGATATTCAAAATCATCTAAAAGTTTATAATCTGATTCTTTTAATAAACGCAAACATTTTGATTTTTGAGATTTAATAGAATTTTTTAAACCGTCCGCTTCCTTTTGTTCTAATTCTTCAGTCGTAAATTGTGGTTCAATTTCATTACCGGCTTCAACCCATGCAAGCATTTCTTGATAATAGCCGTGTTTTTTTGGAAAGCTAATTTTACTATCTGAAGCAAGGTCAATTTTATAGAACCAGTCTTCACTTTCTGCTTCTTTAAATTTTATTTTATCTAAATTATCCATATTTTTTAATTATGAAATGTTGGTTTTTTATTAAGTGGAATATCAAATACAATACCAAATTTATCGGTGGCCGCGCTCATACGGAGTAGAAAAATCCCACCATTTAGGTCAACGGCGGCAACAGCAACATATCCCCCAATCCCCCAATTTTGCAACACTACAGGCGACCTAGCAATTGCACTACTAATACCAGCAACGGTAATATCGCATATAGTGTCGGAGGTTTGCCCAAATGCTCCAATCCCTTTTACATGCCATCCCCCGTCAATATCTTGCCAGGGAGTTATTTCAAAATGTGCAATGGTAAATCCGGCCCCACCCGTAACCGCCGGGGCATCGCCTTTAGCTGCTGTATAAGTTCGCCTCTCTTGAATCTGTGTATAATAACTATCATCAAGATTACTAGCTGCATTATTATATGCCGCCCCAATCCTAGATTTACTAGTCCCAAGCCCTGTCGGAGATAACATTCTGATTTTATACTCATCCCCATTTTGCATTACAAAACCAGGAGTGACCGCTGTCAATGACAATGTGGTCAAGTTATCAACTGCTGACACTACTGCTTGACTTAAATCAGTTAAATTATAAACAATATCACCAACCTGGACTTGCTCAGTTACAAAATCAGCTGCAGAATCTATCAATTTATTATCATCGGCACCATCATCAGACCCGGTTAAATCAGGCACCATCATCCGAACACCAGCTGAATCACGCCATAACTGATACCAAGTGGATGCTTTTTCAGCAGTGCCGGCCATTAAATCAGTAGTTATATCAAAAGTCTCATCGATATCATTTTCATAAATCGGAATATTAGAACTATTTAAAAATGATAATCGATCCGCATCGGCATCAACAGTAGTATTAGACTGCACATTAATAATTAAATTCTTAGATTCAAAATCCACAACCGGACTATTAGGGCTCCCGGCTAAAATTATAGCATCAATAGCCTCTTTTAATTGTTGATTTGTTTCTGTTGCTACTGTTTTAAGCGTTAATCCGGCCTGTTCAATTACATAAGCAATTTCTTCTTGAGTTGTATTAACATCAACAGCATCTCTGGTTGTGCCGGGAGGGCCATTTGTAAATAGATTTTTCCCTCCTACTGTTATTTTATTATCTGATTCCGTTCTATGCATAATTTAATCTCCTTAAATATCTTCAACCGCTGCCCAACCTGGATCAAAACGAAATACATCTGTTAAAGAAGCTGTAAAAGCTGAACCCTCAACTTCAGGATAACCGACCATAAAAACAGTTGACATTAATGCCGCTGACATTACTGATAATTTACCGGCAGCACCAGAATCATAATACATGAAACGCCCGATTCCTTCAGACCATTGAACTGAACAAGCTGCGCATTTGGCTAATCCTTTTCTTAATACATTCCCAACAGTAGAGGCTGTATATGAATCAAGCGCCATTGCTACAGTAGTTAGGCTTGTAATTAATCCACCACCGGTCAATGACATCAACGTCCAAGCTCCTGACGGCCCACGTTGAAGTACATCCCCAAAACTGCAAGCTTCAGAAATCAATTGTGAATAATCAATCCAACCTCTACCACTTCTATCAGCGGTTATATATTGCCCGTCTGGCTCTTTCCAAAAATCACCTACATTGGTGAATTCAGAATTCATAGAAGTGACAAGAAAATCCCGTAAATCCTGTGGTGATATTTGTCCTGTAACATTGTCAGCAAAAAGAGACAGTAAAGCCGCTCTATTCCTTTGTGTATCTGCCATTTTAGCTCCTTAAGCAGGTTTATTAAAACCAATGTCAAATCCGTTGGCAAAAGCGCCACCTAAATTGACGTTAAATCCAAGGCTAAAGCCTTGAGCAAATCCTCCAGTTAAATAATCAACTGATTGGGCTGGTAAGGCATCAAAACCAGTACCAAATCCTTCATCAAATCCGGCCCCTAATAATTCTATTATTAATGATGTATGTGCCGGTTTGTATTTATTTGCAAAACAAAAAACCACATTAATTAAATCAGATACCTTCTGTAATGGATCGCCACAAGCACCTTCACCGCATAAAAATAAAAGTGGAATTTCAGAAGTAAATAAAGTTAATTTCCAGTAAAAAATATTATCAGCAGATCCGATTGGATCACCGCAAGCGCCTATCCCGCACCAAAACGGGCTGTACTCTGTTATAGTAGCCTCATACCCATATCTATTAGCTATTTTAATAAAATAATTTTTATCTTGTTGACCGGTTGCTAATAGTTTTGCATTCGCTGCCAGTCTTCGTTCAGATAAATTTAATGTACCGTCTCTAGTGCATTCATCAGGTAATCCTAAATCCGTTTCATGATCGCTTATTAGTTCATTGGTATTAATTGTACTTCGTTCATACAGTAATACCTGTGATCTATCATCAATCCTGGCTAGTTCATCCGCTTCAGCATGTAGATATTCTGTTAGTCTAGCATCAGGACTCCTAGACCATAACTTGCCCTTTGGTAGTAATGACTGTAATAATCTCAAATATTCAATCGCTGATCTAGCCATTAATAATTTTGATAAGTATAGGTTCCTGGAATATGTACTTCAGTTTGTGTAGCCGCTATATCAGTCGCTGGTAATACAATAGTAAAATATTCTAAATTAGTCGCCCTACTAATATTTTTTTGTAATTGCGACAAATATACAGTCTGTCCCGGCCCTCCAAATTCAATTAATGTATCATTAATTATAGCCGTTATAGCCGCCTGTATAGCTGCTGTATTCGGGTAAATGCTTATTGTTAAATCAATAGATTTTTCCAACAACGTGAGCATAAAAAGACCGGGTTCAGCTGTGACCGGGATTCCTACTATTTTACCCGTTGTTAAATCAATATGTTCTACTATATAATCACGTACTGTAGCGATTTCAGAAGCGTTAGGAACAATCGGTGACTCTGCATCTCTAACAAAAGTACAACCAACAGTCCCAATTCCATTATATAAAGGGAAAACCCAGGCCCTTGACACACCATCGACTTCTAACATCCATGTTTCATAATCATTTTCAGAACCGCCGTGGGGTGGATTTCGTTTTCTAGCTAGTAATTTATCACGCCAATCCTCTATGTCCTCTATATCCTCACCGCCGCTAAGTCCATCTGCATCAACGGTAGTATTAGCATCAATGCCCCTTATAGGACTAACAAAAATCAATACTGTAGCAGCTACTTGATTACCATCAGCTCCCGCTTGTTGCGCTGTAATAGCTAATGTAACAACACCAGCAGCGATTGTTCCAGTTGAATCAGTTGTGTATATTTGACCATCATCAGATTGTAATTCAGTACCAGCTGATATAATAAGACCATTAGTCCCCGTAGCTTCTGTATTTCCTACCGCTACCGCCGCTTCATCACGATCAATGCCCCATTCAATCCCATGACTACGCAACTGAGCTTCATCTGATGTTAGAATGAATATACCTTTGGAAATGTAGTCTAAATAACCGTACAGTAAATGATTAGCACCGGCCTGTACTTTAGCCAATACTCTTAACACAGATCGTCTTAATAATGTAGTAGCCCCGGTAACTCTAGTCTGTACGTCTGTAACCGCTCTAGTTACTAGCTCTGATAATGATGGTCTATTAAAAGACATTTATAAACCTATTTTAAGTTTGTATCGATTCAACACAAAGTTCTTTTTATACTGCGATTGTGGCAAACCATTCAGGATCAAATGATATATTTAATTTATTTCCATCTGTTTTAATTATTTCAGCCTTTAATGCTAAAATATAATCGTTATCTTTATATAATAATCGTTCACTGGTTACATTTATTTTTTTAGCGATTCCGTCTTCTTTCATCCATTCAAGCGCCTGCGTTCCGTATTCTACAGCTTTAGTAAGATTTTCTTGTGTTATTTTTGATCGTGATAATAACCACAATAACGAGCCTATTTTGTCATTTTCAATTATAGGATCAACTAAATCACCCCACCAACCACGTTTGTTTACAAATTCCTGATTTGCATCTGCGTTAGGTATTTCATCGTCGACCCCAGCCCTTTGATCTGTGAACCAACTGATCATTACAGCTGATACTAAACCATCATCAGTAGTTAGGTCATTATCAGCAAATAACAAATCACCTTCTAGTAAATCACTATCAAAATCAATTTTTAAATCTGTCATGACAAAGGTAAATTATGAGTATCGCCACCTGAATCCGTCCCGGTAGCTTTTCCGGTTTTAGCATATGTGTCTATTGCATTAGCTATCGCAGTAGCAACAGTCAACATGTCATCATCAGTGCCTACAGAATTTTTAAACGCTGTTTGTAAAGATGTTATTAACGTTGCTTTATCAAAAGCCATTATAAACTCCCTTTAATTTTATTCCAATCGGCTTGCAATTTAGCAAGTTCAGCATTTACAGAAGGTAAAAATGTAGTCATAGAAGCAACGCCACCGAGATTTAATGTTCCCTGCAATAATGTGAATAATCTATCTACTATTTCCATAGCATTAGCTTTCCCTCCAGAAGGTGTACTAGTAAGGGTTTGATCTGGGTTTCCCATTGCTATTTTACCGCCGGAACATAATATTCTTGCGTTGTCTTTGTCGTATTGACAGCTATCACCTTCACTTAGATCATCCGGCCTGTGTTCATCATCCTGTACCATCATTACAAAAGCGTTTGACCTGGCTCCATCTGGACATAATATAACCGCTTTAGCCGTTCCTACCGCTGGATATGATTCAAAACCATATGGTTGTGCATGCTCTATATCAGTCATCGTACCAAGCCAATTAACACTAACTCGTTGAGGATTTTTCCTACTTCCAGCAGGATAATAACCAACTGCACCGGTACTATTAACCGCTGTTAACAAGGCTTTGCCAATCAACAAAAAGAATTTTGTTTTAATTGAGTTTAAAGAAATCATTTACTAATATCCGCAATTAATGTTTTAACCTCACCTAATTCTCTAATAATTTCTATTCTTTGTTCTGTAGATTGCTGTTTAAAATTCTGCATATCATTATATAATAATCCAAACAAAGAGCCCCAAAACGCTATTATAATGGTCATAGTTAGCGCAAAAACACTACCAGTAATAGTTCTATTTAATTTTGAAAATAAATCCCTAAAATTCTGTTCGTACCGTTCTTTATCCGTCTGATCGGCCATCAAACCTCTCTTATTTTTTAAGTGACTTGCCATAGGCATTAAGCCCATTATTCGCCTTAATCGGGACTCTATTTTTTAGAACAAACGTGTCAGGATGGACTAATGACATTGTTGTTAATTCACCACCGTTACCATCTAAATTAAGATTAATACCGGCAATTAGAAATACACCATCAATACCTATCTTTTTATCTATCTCCTGCACAAGACCGTTAAGAGGCCACAAATCACCGGTTGATTGAACCCAACCCTTAACTACTGTTTCTACTTTTCTTGATCCTCCGGCTCTTATACGCGACTCCCAGTCGGCTCTTTTCTGCGCACCACCGTCATCAGCAACCTGCTCTCCAATCGATATAATTAACGGCCTATCTCTGCTTTTTTCAATGTATTCATCTGTTTCTTTGCCTTCAGCAATTAACTTTGTATTAAAGGCTGTTCCTGTATTACCACCATTAGTGATTGTATAGTAAATGGAATATCTATTTTTATCCGATTGTTTTAATTTATTTGCTTTAATATTTTTCCCTGATTCTAATGTGTCAAAAGCCCTATTTAATCCTGCCCTTGTTATGTGTAGGATACCCTCACCGGTAGTTATAGGCAAAACTGCATACTGTTGACATAAGATAGCAATTTGTTCAAATACTTTTTGTCCTGTTTCAACTTTATAATCCTGCATCGGCTTAGCTAATGCAGTATCAGACAATAATTCCAAGTCTAATTCTACTGTAACCCCAAAAGGCGAACATAATTTTTTAATTATTTGAATAAAAGTTTGGTTTTTAAATTCACTTTCATTAGTAAATATATCAAAATTACAATCAACTAAATCAGCTGTTTTATCTCTGCCACTAAACGTAATATTATGCGAACCTATATCGTAACCGTCGTCTATATCATCAATATAACCGGTCACAACCTTTTGCCCTGCTATCTCTACAACACATTTATCGCCGGTTGTTATTTCCCATTTTTCATTCTCTCCAGCAAATTTATTACTCGTCGTAAATGAAAATGATCCGGTTATTTGCGCAATTGATCTATCAACATTAATTGATTTCCATTTTTTAAATGAACGCCCATTAACCTTTAATACCGCCCTAGTATTGATATCTTCAGACATTATTTACTCAAAATATTAATTGTTTTCCCGTTTGGAATAAAACAAGGATTTAAAATTAAAGCTGCATTTCTGTCAGTAATTTCCTGACTTCTATCTAAATCCTCATATCTATCATAAGCCAGAGTTAGCGTTGAGATTACAGTATTCCCAACCTCATAATTAATTATTTTAGCTAAATCAGCCCCTATTATATCAAACGCTTTTTTTAATGCCGGTTTTAATTGTTTTACACTTGTGTATATTTGATCATTTGTGTATACAATCCCTTGTTCAGCTAGTGTTTCATCACCGGCTTCTTCGCCTAAATAATCAAGAAAATCATCAATAGCATTTGTTAATATTAATAAAAGTGCCAGTGCATCGTCCTGGCTTTTAAACGTTGTTCTAACCGCTATACGACACGCTGTAATCAATGCCTGCGCACGTGTTAAATTAATATTTGCTTGTCTATTGGCTTGATCAGCAGCTGAAGCTGAAGATACCACATTAATTGTTGGCAAATCACTGCCAAATGTGGATATGCCGGAAACAGCAATAGCTAAAGCCATCCCCTCTTCTTGACTTAATTCATCACTATTTCTTTCCGCATCCTCAGGATTTTCTACTCTACCAGATACGTCCCCTGTGATTGCTCTGCTTATAGTATCATCCAGCATTCCAGCCGCAAATAAAAACGAATCAAAACTTCCTGCGACAGCTTCAGCTAAATCCCCGGGCAAATTTAATACTGAATCAACTAATGTAATTGTTGCTAATACCATCCCCGTAGCTGTTGATATAACTGATCCCGGTAAATCTTTTAATTGTCTTATTTTAGAAATTATGCCTTGCATTGCGGTAGTGATATCATTTGATAATTTTTGTAGATCAGCAGCGATATCCATTACAGCATTAAAATAATCTAACAATATATTACTAGACTCCAACGACACAATATCCATAGATGCTTTTGGATCAATGACTATATCAGGTGGTACAGCAATACCAACCACCTTAAATGTCATCTGAAAACGAGCTATTCCTCCCTCTTTGCTCGTTTCAGACATCTTTGCCATGCCCTGTAACGCCACATTTCTTTCGCCTAATCCATACCGATCAACATATTTTCCGGCCCCTTCAGATTCTAACACCGCAATTAAATTATTTCTGGATTGCATGTAACTAAAATCGCTAACATCCAATCCTGTACGGTGCGAAAGCACATATCCAGTAACGCTAAACACGCCCGTAGCCTGGCCTTGATCTTCTACTTCTGAATCATCCCTAAATGGAAAATCATGAAATATATTTTTTCTTCCAAATTGATATTCCCTGGAATCCACAAAAAAAGGTACTTTTTTAAAGCTTGCAGGTTGTAATTGATCTCTCCAACTAGTCATTATATGCCTCCAACAGCGAGTAATGTCGGGCCTATATTAGCAGTATTTTCTACCACCACATTTCCTTTTGTTTTCACAACTTGTGCACTCGTACCGTTAGCCGCCTCTACTTTAACAGTAATTATTGGCGTTTCTTGTTTATTTTCATATCTATCTTTAACATCCAAAAATAAAGATGATTCAATTGCATCTAATTCTTTTTTCGTGCTTAAAGGCGCATCATCAGCTAATGCATGTACTACCTCTAACTTTTTTAAATCTAATGCATGTTTTTCGTCTATACGATCCATTAATAAAATCATACCCGCCGTAACTCCAGCTATAGCCGCTCCAATAAGTATAATGGGCCATGATATAGCACCTAAAGCTATCGTAGCAGCACCTAAACCAACCAACAACGGGCCGCCAACTGCGAAAATGCCCGTAAGTACAAGTC